GGGTGCTTGATCGGGCCGGTCACGAAGCGACCATCGGCGAGCCGGAGCACCTTCCCCTTCTCTCCGATCGTATGTGGCCCGGAACCGCGCTCGATGATCGGCGCCAGCGGATGCGTCGCCGCGACGACGTCCCCCGCGACCCGGATCGAAGACGAGACCCGCCTCGACGTACAACGCGCGCGGGCGAGGGCCGCCCACTGAACGCGGGCCGGAGCCGCGGCGAGGATCAGCTTCGCCGTCAACGGCTCGGGGCGCCAGATCACGATCGCGTTCACGCCGTTACCGCCATCTTCCGGCCGTAGGCCGCGACGATGCGCGCCATCTCCCGGCTCTCTCCCAGCACCAGCGACCCATCCGCGGTCTGACGCTGCACGACGGTCGAGAGCGGGTCGCCCGTCGGCTTGACCGTGTCGTATACGCGGAGCGCGACTAGGCGCTTGATGTCGCTCGGCACCGCCGCCCAGCCGAACTTGCCGACCAACTGGATCGCGTCGGCCGCCCAGGTCGTGAACGAGAGCGAGTCCAGCCAGTCCCGTTTCCGGTACCCGTCGGCCATCGCCGTCCCGCCGTTCAGCGACGAGTGGAGCCGGTAGGACGTAGCTGCGATCGCGGTGATCGTCCCCGAGAGACTCCGGGTGCTCACCGTGGTCAACGACCTCACGCGCCGGGGAACGTACAGACGCGAGCCGATCGTCCCGTCGACGTAGATCGTCTCGTCGTTGTCCGGGTTCGGAGGATCGAAGTCGTCGTCGAGCTCGAGCTCGATCAACCCGGCCACCTGAGCGATGAGCAAATCGAGCTCGGATTCCCCGGCGTCGCCATCGGTCAGGACCAGCCCCTTGCACCAGGACTTCTGCGTCTCCTGCCGGAAGTCGTCGGCGGCGATGTAGGCCATGCCTCAGAAGACCCGCTGCCAAGTAACGGTGCCGTCGACGAGCGACTGACCGTAGCCGATGCCGGTCTCCGACGGAGGAGCCGCCGCCGACGTGCCGCCGACCGTCGCGACGTAGAAGTTCCCCGCGACGAACTGGACGTATGCGCCGAGGGCATACGCCGTGCTGTTCGCCCTGGTCGTCGCGATCAGCGTCCGGCCGAAGGTGTCGAGGTTGGCGGCCTGGACGTTCCGGCCGATGTAGTCCTTCACCGGATCGGTCGTCCCCGGCGTCGCGTTCGCAAGCACCCGACCGAGGTAGTCCCGCAGTCTCAGCGTGGTTGCCATCAGCCCTCCCTCAACGTCTCGATCAGGTCATCCTTGGCGCCCGAGGTCGGCAGGCCCTTGCTCTCGGCGAGCGCCTTGAGCTGGGCGACCGTCCGGTCCTCGTACTTGCCGGTGCCGGTGTCGATCTCCTCGACAAACCCGGCGACCTCCACCGCTTCCGCCGCCGGCAGCTTCGCCAGCCGCGCCTTGGCCGCCTTGGCCTCGGCTGCCATGCCTGCGCCCTCGTACCGCTCGATGCTGCGTTCGAGTTCCAGCCGCAGGAGGTGGTCCTCGGACATGGACATGCGGTTCTCCTTTCGGTCGGGGGGGGGACCGGGGAGGGACCGGAGCCCCTCCCCGCCGATGTTGTCCCCGGCTCGGTTCCTTACGTGGCGGTCAGCTCGATGATGCCGTTGTCCACGACGCGCAGCGGCGTGAAGTAGCCCGCGTATGCGACCTGAACACCGAGCACCGACGGCTCTGTGACCTGGAGCGTTCCCACGCGCTGCTCGTAGACCTCCTCCGCAGCGGTCGAAAACACGAACGCCTTGTTGGTCCCGAGCCCCGCCGACATATACGTCGGAACACCGGCGACGGTACCGACCAAGCCCTGCCCGAAGTTCCCCGCCGACAGACCGTCCCCGGTCTGGGAGACGTTCACGATCGGGACGAACAGCGGACCGAACACCGGCAGCCGACCCGGCGACAGCGCCAGCACGACTTGCCCGAGCCCACCTGTCGCCGTGTAGATCGTGGCAGCCGCTGTCCAGACCGCGGTACGGATCGTCGCTGCCGTCGGCGAAGCTCCGTAGCCGACGTTGGTCGACGTGGAAGCGTCCAGTGAGACACCCAGCGCCGCCTCGGTCTGGATGGCATACCGACTCGCGAGATCGTTGATGACCGCGTCCATCGCCGCCGGGTTGGAGAAGTCGATGTCCTGGCGGGAGACGTTGACGTACCCGCCGTAGGTCACCGCGTTCGCCTGGAGACGAGTGATCGTCATTTTCTGCGAGACGAGCTCCGCCTTCTCATCCGCGGCCGCGCCGGCCGCTCCCTGCACCGCCACCGACGTCCCCTGCGTCACCAGAGGCCGGAACCATGTGGCAGCCTCCAACGGCCGCGGCCCGAGAAGATTGACCAGCGGCCGCCCCGAGTCGATGAAGTTGAGCACTCCACCGATGATCGGGTTTGGGATCAGACCGGCGTTGTCCCCGGTCTTCTGGTGGGCCGCCGCACGGCCGAAGATCTCGAGCCGTTCGGCAGCCTCGCGGTTGTGGAAGTGCGCCTGGTACAGGTCCAGCGCATACTCGCCGGCCGAGCGGTACTCGATCTCGCCGTGGTCGACCTCGTGGCGCATCTTCGCCATCTGGGTCTGGACGTCGGCGGCCTTCTGGCGGGCCTGCCGCGAACGATCCGAGGCCGCCTGGAGCGTATCGGCCTGCTCCTCCGCGACCTCGATCCGCTTGCGCGCCTCCGTGATCAGCTCCTGCTCGGAGCCGGTCAGGTCGCGCTCGGTATCCTGCGCGTTGGCGACCGTACCCTGGATGAACGAGTCGCGCTCGGCGATCTCTCGCTGGAGGCGCCCGATCATGGCATCGGTCTTCGTGCTCTCTTCCATCACTTCCCCCTTAGAGGGTCGTGGGCGTAGTACGCCCTCGGACTAGGACGGCCCTCTCGGCCAACGAGCACCCGCTACCCGCCACGCCTGCGCGTGACCTACCTCCCTATGGAGGGGTCCGTAGTGCTTACGTACCAGAGCGCCTACGCGCTTCCATCCACGCCACGACCTCGTCGATACGAGGCGTGTCCAGCGCCGGCAGGTCTTCCGCCTGCCGTCGCCGACTGCGGACGTCGATCACCTGGGCTCCCTCATACGCTCCGTTATCCGGGAACGCGAGGTGGTCGACGAATGCCCGCCGGATACTACGCTTCTGCTGCACCCGGTCGAGCACCTGATCGGAGCCTCGTACTCCGAACGCGACGGAGACGCCCAGAACGCCCTCCTGAGCGAGGGTCAGGGTGTCGTCGCCGAGCGGTGTCTTGGCGATCTTCGCTTGCGCGATGAGTCCCTCGGGCGGCTCGGGGGAGAAGCTCACGACCTTCCCGATGAGTCCCGATCGCCCCGTCCCGCGCAGATGTGGCCCATCGTCGTGATCGCGGAACACCTTGACCTGGAACTTTTCCGGGCGCTTCTCGATCCCGTCGAATGCACCGCGCTCGATCGTCTCGCGCCAGACCTGGCCGCGGTACTCGACGATCGCCTCCTGTCCGTACGGAACAGCCAGGACTTCGATGATTCGCTCTAGGGGCTTCACGTCCTCGACGGTCGCCGACCGTGACTCGATCGGAGCCTCGCGACGGTTCTCGGTCTCCTCGGATGCGTAGAGCGCGCGCATCTGCGCCTTCGCCTTCTCTTCGGTCGGATGGCAGCCCTCGCTCTCGCCGTCGTCGTTCTTGATCACGCAGAACTCGTCCTCGCGCTTCTCGATGTGCCACGGCACTACTGCTCACCTCCGGTGATCGCGTCCATCGGCTCGGTCTCGCTCTCGCTCGGCAGACCCGGCGCCGCGCCCTGGAAGTTTTCGTACACCGCGACCGCCTCCGGCGTCACAACTCCGGCCACGATCAGCTTCGCCCATGCGTCCGCGCGCTGATCGAACGCCGGCCGGCTGTACTCGTCGCGGTTGATCTCCACCCGCTGACCGAGCGGGAGCGCCCAGAACGAGAGCGCGCTCATGACCTTGACCGCGAGCGACCGGAGCTTCTGGCGGTCGTGGAAGTCAAAGAGCGTCGAGACGTTCGAGTACGTCATCGAGTCCCCGCCGGAGGGAAGGCCGACGAGGAAGGGCGGGACGCCGAGCAGGACAGCGATACGAGACTCGTTGAACTGCTCGAGCTCGAGCATCGCCATCTCTTTCGGGGAGACGGCGGGGTGATCGACGAGCTTGGCCCCGCTGTCGAACACGGGCGGGGCGGTCGCGTTCTGGACCCGGGCGGTCATGTACGCGTCCATCAGCTTCTGCGCCTCGTCCGCCGTCAGAGACTCCGTCGCCTCGATCGTGCGGGTCGGTACTCCCCCGGTCGAAGCCATCTCCCGGACATACTTCGCGATCAGCCCCGCCGTCAGCATCCGCCCGCCGGCCACCTCGAGCGGTCCGACGCCATGCGCTCCGTCCGTCGTCGACTTGTAGCGGATGTGCAGGATGTCCTCGGAGACATCGGGGCCGGTCGGGCCACCGATGCGGTAGACCCGCACGCCGTTCTTGAACTCGACGTGGAACGCCCAGGGCGGGATCACCCGAAAGCGCATTGGGTAGGCGTCCGAGAACCGGCTCATCGACATGATGAAGACCTCGCCGAGCTGGACGTCCCAGAAGAGCTGATTCGCGAACTCCTCCCACGAGGAGTAGATCGACGGGTCGGGGTTGACCATCCACGACGTCGGCGAGATGACCTGCCCGGAGCGCGTCCGGTAGACCGGCAGCGTCGAGAGCACCGAAGCGTTCTTGTCGATACACGTCCACGCGACGTCGACCAGCTCGTTGAACCTCGATGCGCCGTCCCAGTTCGGGGTACTCCATCCCCCAGGCCAGCCCGACCAGGGCGACGGGTAGAACGCCGGCAGCGAGCGCGCCTCGGCCTCCGGACCGACGACCTCGAACCCGTCCGGATCGCCGTCGGCCATCCCGGCGCCGACCGACGCCGGCGGGTTCGCGTTCGGGATCTCGCCCTGATGGTTCACGCCGGTCAACCAGGACCACAGTCCCATCAGCTAGCCCCCTGCCCAGACGTGGATCGTTGGCGCGTGCTGACCCATCTCCGTGACCCCGTGAACCGCCATCACCAACGCGATCAACCCCCTGGCCCGATCGGTGACCTCGTACCGCTCACCGGCCTCGTTCGTCTTCATCGTCGCCGAGAGTGCGTGGGTCCGTAGCACCGGGTCCCCGTCGTGCATCAGCAGGCCCGCCTGGAGCATCCGGTTGAAGGTCCCCGTAGCCGCCGCGAGGGCCGCTATCGACTGCGGCGCCTCGACCACCGCAAGCCGCTTGCCGGCCTCGAGCCGCTTGCCGGCCAGCAGCTCTCGGGACCGGATGAACCCGACCCCCGGCGCGTGGATCTCGGCATCGTAGGATCGACACAGCTCGAGGATGCGGTCCTCGGTCCTGGCGAGGATCGAGGTCCCCTCCTCGGCGTCGATGACCTCCACCTTGCAGGCCACTCGTCCCTCGGGCCGCGAGGCCACGAGAGCGATCGCGGCGTTGTGCCCGACCGACGGGACCAGGACGACCCGCTCGCCCGGCTCGATCCGCCCGATGTCGACCTTGCCCCGATCCCAGGTCGTCGCATCGATGGGGGCATCGTCCCCGACCCCCCACCTCCCGCAGGCGTACCGCATCCACTCGCCGGGGCTCACCTTCACCGACCAGGAATCCCGCCGCCGACGAAGCTCGGCGACCGTCTGCCAGGGGGCGGGGTTCGCCATCTTGACCAGCTTCAGATCGTCGGTGTCGTCCTCATCTTCAAGGCCCCACTCCACCAGGACGACCGACCCGTCCGGGGAGGCATACAGCCGCCGGCGCCCCTGCTTCTCACACGGATGCTGGATGGCCTGGCCCCGGATCCGGCCCAACGGGGAGTCGAAGTCCACCCCCGGGTTCGTGATCGTGATCATCTGTCCGTGCCGCGGCGTCAGGCCGTCTCGGAAGATGGCGTAGAGCCCGCTCGTGGGATGGTGCTGGTACTCGTCCACGATCGCGAGCGTCGGGATGACGCCCTGCGCGGTCCGAACATCCGCCGGGAGGACCCGGATCCTGCCCAACCCGTAGCGGATAACCCATGTTCCGCGGGATACGTCGAAGATGCCCTCGTACTCCGCGTACTTGCCCGCACCCGCCTTCCGGCGGCGATCCAGGCCGGATTGGAAGACGAGGTTGGCGGCCTGGTTGTACAGGATCGCCGCCTGCTTCTCGGAGGACGCCCCGATCACGCACTCGGCCGCCGCCGTCATCAGCAGGTGGT